TGGTTCTTCTGCAGGTGGTTCTTCTGCAGGTGGTTCTTCTGCAGGTGGTTCTTCTGCAGGTGGTTCTTCTGCAGGTGGTTCTTCTGCAGGTGGTTCTTCTGCAGGTGGTTCAACTGGTGCAGGTGGCTCAACTGGTGCAGGTGGAGTGGGAGCTGGCGCAGGTGCTGGTGCAGGTGCTGGTGCAGGAACTGCATCAATTACTGTTTGTGCGGCTGCTACTATTGTAGGTGCGGTGGTTACCTTTTCTACAGCCACTGAAACATTTGCAATTGCTGTTATTTTATTTGTTAAGTCTGTGCTTGCATTGCTTAATGATGTAATTGTATTTTGTGAAACAGTTGCAATTGGCGCAATGGCTGTATTTGCATTTGCTGTATTTGTTGCAACAATAGCTGTAACTGCTGAGTTTAATGTAGCAATTTGTGCATTTGCTGTATCAATTGCTGCTAATACAGTTGCATTGTCTGGATCAGGTGTAGGCGTAAACGCATCGCCTTGACTTATTGTTCCAGTAAAGCCTGCGGTAGTGCTTGTATTATTAATAGCTGTTACGGGGCCGCCTGTTGTTTCTCTTACGTTGAATCTAGCTCCATTTGGGATAGGGCCAGTAACACTTACATCGGCTTGCCATGCTCCATTTGATGGATTTACATCTGCGTTAAATCTAACCTGAGTCATTTGTGTCTCGGCTGTTTGCAAAGGATAAACTCTTAAATCCCAAGCTACGCTGAGAGTGTTTGTGGTTGTTGAATATGTAATTCCAGATCCGTTACTCCACGTAGTCCAGTCGTATCCTGCTATAGAAATAGAGGGAGCATTTGGTGTTTCGTAATAATTAGCACCTTCATTTACTCCAAAAGTTATAGTTGCATTAGATCCAACATAGACATTATTATATGTAACTCCACCCATCTGTAAATTAAATGGGAGATTCATTCTAACTCCAGCATCGTCTGTATTTGGCAAAACATTTGTTGTGGTGCCAATAGTTGCTACTAGTGCATTGACTGCATCTTGAGCGTTATTAATTGCTATGTTTGCTTGAGTTAATTGTGTTTGAGCCTCTGTCCGTGCAGGCGCTACTGCTGCCACCGCCGTAGTTGCTGTAGTAACTGTTGCAGTAGCAGTATCTATTGCTGTCTGTGCTGATTGAACTAAAACTGTTGCTGTTTCTGATTGGGTAACCTCTGTTGCAATTGCTGTAGAAACTTGCCCTACAGTAACAGATGGAACAGGTGATCCTGCTGGAGTTGCTGCCGTAGCAACTGCTTCTGTTAATGATGTAGTTGCAGATTCAACAACCGTGGCTGCTGCTGTAACAACTTCCTGTGCTGTAGCAACCTCTGATGTTTGAGTTGTGGCTGTTACGGGTATTGAGGCTACGGCTTGTGTAACTGCCGCTACTGTTGAAGTAATTGCTTGAACAACTGCCGTTGCAGTTTCTACAACTGGGGATAAATTTGAAACTTCTGCTACAGCAGTAGTTGCTGCAGTCACCGCAGTGTTTGCTTCAGCTACGGCTGTGTTAGATGCTGTTACTGCTTGTACCGCTGTGGCTATTGTTACTGTTGCTGTATCTGATGCGGATGCTGCCTGTGCTACTTCTGTTGTTGCTGTTGCAATTGCTGTGTTTACTGCCTGTTGTGCAGGGCTTACTACAACTTGTTCTGCAGGAGCAGGAGGCTCATCAGCATTAGCAAAATTAGGACTAAAAAGGAAAAGCCAGCCGATTACAAAAAGGCTGGTTAAAAAGTACTTAATCTTTCTAGTCAACTAAGGCTCTCCAAAGTAAAACAATATTTTTGTTTACTTAGTAATTATAGCAGAATGTTAGTTTAAACTACTTAGGATTATCTGTTTTATAAAATCCATTACCTTTAAATTGTATACCGAATGGTGTAAATTGTCTTGTCATTTGTGCATTACATTCTTCACAAATGTATCCTGGATCATTTTCAGAAATTGATCTTGTTACAGAAAGTGTTGCGTGGGCATCATCTTCTAGGCACTTATATTCATATACTGGCATTACTTGTCCTTTAATGTTGGTGAGCAGTTTGGGGACATACTCAGGTCCATCCTGCGGGTAGCAGCCCGCTATCTGCGACTCCCCGATGAAGGGGTGCAGATTTCTATTATACCTTATTTGATTTTAATTGTTTTTGGTTTCTTTTCTTCTGGAACAATACGTTCCAAAGAAATACGCAACATGCCGTCTTTTACTTCGGCACCAGTAACTTCAATAAATTCTGCTAATGCAAATTCACGAGTAAACTTGCGAGCTGCAATTCCTTTATGAATTACTTTTTCTCCAGATACTTCTGTTTTAATTTCTCCTTTAACTACAAGAGTTTGTTCATTTACAGAAATGTCTAAATCAGTTCTTGAAAATCCTGCCACTGCTATTTCAATGCAAAATGAGTCTTCATCTTCCATTTGAATTACATTATATGGTGGATAGGTTGATTGTGCTGAGTGATTTTGGATTCTAGATAGTCTTTCAAAATCTCTATTGAATCCGATAAAAAATGGATCATTAAAAAAATCCAAAGTTGTTGTTACCATTTTTGCTCCTTTTAAGCGAGTTAGATTAGTACCCCCGTTAGGCGGATACTAATATATTATACCATCTAGGTAACTAGAATTGCAAATTATTTTTTAGATTTTGTTCTAATTTTAGCAAGCGCTTCAAAATCTTTTACTTTAGTATCTCCTAGGTATCCCCAGGCATATCCATCGGCAATCATTTGTTCATTAATAGAAATCTTAGATCCATCTAGAAACACCCACCCAAGAATGCGTCCATATTTTTCTGATGAGTCCATTTTTTCTGTTTTAATAATAACTTCTTTAGCGTCTTTAATCTTAGACTTGACATACTCTTTAGCCTCTAAGCCTAGAACCTTTTCCGCTTTATTTGTTGTTCTACTTTCTGGAGTATCAATTCCAGCCAGTCTGACTCTTGAGCTAAAGGATATATCAAAGCCTAGATCAATTTCTACGTCTATTGTATCTCCGTCTACTACATTAGTTACTTTCTTAACGTGGTATTCGTACATTACTTCTTCTTTACGGTTGCCTTTACTGTAGCAGCTTTTGGCGCTGGAGCATCCCAATCTGGACGAGCAACTGCCATTACTAAGCTATATGCTCTCTTCTTAAGAAATACGCCATCTCCGTTTGCTTGTGATCCCTTTGCATTACCAGAGGTATTGCCTTCAAAACAATGTAAATTCTTTCCGTCATTCTTGTATACAATTCCAACGTGCTCTGTATCAGTAGGTGTCTTATCAAAATTAAAAAATACTACATCTCCTGGCTGTGCTTGTCCGATTGGAACAATTCTTTTGTTTTTTGCAAACCATTGTGCTCCTGCGTCACAAGATGCGAAGCCTTTCTTTGTTGAAGCTGCCACTAAATGAACTAGGCCTGCGTCATCAAAACATCCTGAAACAAACATTGCACACCAAGGTTGGTGATTCATTCCATATCTTTTTCCAAAAATTGTATCGTTATTTGGTCCTTCTGAATATCCTTCATCAGCATACTTTTTTGCTGCTGCTAAAACTTTTACTGCTAGTGGATGTCTATCTTCTGCCATTTTATTTCTCCTTATTGTAGTTAACTTACATATATTATATCATTTTCTTAGCTTCTCACCATGGATTCGAACCACGATTCTTGCCTCCAAAGGGCAATGTCCTGCCGTTGGACGAGTGAGAAATGGAGCGGATGATCAGAATCGAACTGACCCCTTCTGCTTGGAAGGCAGAGGCACTACCAATATGCAACATCCGCATGCTATGTGTCCCTAGTTGGATTCGAACCAACGCTGTATAGATTTTAAGTCTACCGCCTCTACCGCTGGGCTATAAGGACTTTTGTGCCGTCGGCAGGAATCGAACCTGCGGCCAAGACCTTAGAAGAGTCCTGCTCTATCCCCTGAGCTACGAAGGCATTTAGTTAATCGTTTGGAATATCTTCTTCATGCATATTAATTTCTATTAATCCTAAATCTTTTGCCATTTCATGTCCTTCTTCAGACATTTCTATTGTTGCTTCAAGATTATCATTATATGTAACATTAATTAAGCCAGCCTCATATAACTGGACCAGCGATCTATCAACATGCTCTTGATGCGCTTCCCATAGTTCTGGCGCAATTTCTTTTGCTTTTTCTGTAATCTGAAAAATAAACTCACCATGTTCATCCATTCCAGTTAACTCAACTGCACCCAATTGTAAGTACATTGATAATTTCTCATCATCATCCATGTGTTCTCCTCGTGCAACAAGTAGGACTTGAACCTACGATTACCGAATTATGAGTTCGGGGCTTTAACCAACTAAGCTATTGTTGCTTAGTGATCTATTGTATCGTGCCATCTTCATTCTTGTCAATAGTTTCTTCTACTATTTGCTGCACATATTCAGAAAAATGTTTTCTAATATTTCCCATAGGCCTATAACCAGCAGCCTTCCAAATTCTTTTATATTCAATTACATTAGTAAATGTAGTTGGACATAAGATTATTCCGTTATACTCTTTTAATACTGTTGGCAGCGGAACGTGCTTACCACAGCATTTACATTCTTTAGCTTTTTCTTGATACGTACTCATATTATTGTCATCCTGTCCATTGCATCTCTTAAGTTTTCTGGCATTCTTGGTGCCCTTATCATATTATATGAGTCTGTCTGCCCGTCATTTTTTGTTCCAAAGTCATTATCATAACTCATGGACTCATAGGTATGTATATTTATTTCTTCATTTGTATCAAATTTACTTCTGCTAATAGCATTGTAAATAGCGCCACAAACTGCATCCGCCAAGTCTTTTGAACCTTTTCGTGGGTGGTCAACCCTATCTCTCATTATCTTAAGCTGAAGTAATTCATCTATAAGTAATTGTATGTGTGGCCCAGACAATCTTTCTTCAGCTACTATCATTGCCATGTCGTCATAATGTTTTTTAGCGACAGACAGAATCTCTGTATTGATGCCGTATTGTTTTAGTTGTTGCATCATATCGTGAGAATTCCATCTGTCAAAGGTACATACTCGTATTTTAAATCCACGAGTTTTTAATGAAAGAATATAATCCTTTACTTCAGTAAAGTCTACAGACTTATCTTTTGTTGGCGTCCAAAATCTTACTGCATCTATTTCGACAATTGGTGCTGGTTGAGAATATGTATCAGTAACTTTGATATTAACCCATTTATTTACATGACCCATTGCAACTGCACAATGGTCGTGTTTTTGAGCTAAGTCTACATGCAAAAAATATTCTTTATCTGGATCTGGAATAAACCAATCTTCAAGCCTACCAAAATTATCTACAGCAAGGTGTCCTTTATTAAAAGCTTTCTCAACCTTTTCTCTTGACTTAAAGAATGCATCAACAGCATCAGGTGGCATACATGCAAATCTAGACAATGCGTCTAAAGGATTGGTAAAGAAAGCTACTTTAAAATCATCAATTTTTCTAACGGGGTTTACTTCCCAGGTTGGCCTCTTAAGGGCATATACCCTAGGAATCTTATATGAAAGAATGTGATCCTCTTCCCATTCAACACTAAATTCGTTGCCCTGTGTGTCATCTGGTAAATCTTCATCCATCTTAAACTTATGATCACGAATAATTGTTTCTTTATCTGCTACTACAGCGTTGTATCTTTGCTGGATATAGTCATTTTTGTATCTAGGAAATGACAACAAGATTACCTTGCCAAAGTCTGGAAAACGAGAATCTACAGATGCACGGTACATATCATATATAGCAGCACCTGTTTTTGCCTGCTCATGTCCTGTTGTATTGTCAATAGCAAATCCTGAAATTTCATCAAGAATAACTACAATTACGTTATAGCCTTCCCATGCCTCACGCTCTGAGTGACCTGAGTGAACTGTAATGGCTTTATCAAACTTAACCTCTGAAGCCTTATCATTATATTTTCCAGCAAACCAAGGTGACTTATCTATTCTTGTTTTAAATCCTTTAAAGAATACGTTGCTTGCTTGTTGAGAGTTAATAGCAATATTAATAATATCAATGCTGTCCCCTGGAGGTTTTCCATAGTACGTGGCTGGATCTTTAAGGCACAATAGTAAATATACTATATAGGATACCGCAATTGTTGAGCAGTAATCTTTTCCCGACCCTTTTCCTAGCTGAGCAACTACTTCATTAGCGGTCTGTTTAAATCTTATTCTTCCTTCTTCTTCTCCAAAAAGTTTGATGAGCGTTGACTCTTTATAAATCTGAGAGCTTTTTTCGATAAGCGTGTATTGATAGTCGGAAAGTTCTGGAAGCCCAAGGTATTCTGGACTTCTGACAAACGTTTTAAGATCGACTGGTTTTTCATCGAACTCCTCTCCATCGAGCATGTCGATAATGTCATTAAAATCAAACGACATCGGCTTCCTCTACTGGGACTGACTCGATTACTCCAGTGATCTGAGATAATCTCTTTGCAACATCCATCTTGCACTTAGGACAAGTAGAGGTAACTTCTTTCAAAATTCTAACAAGGACATCCTGCTTACGCTCTGTCTCTGCAATTTGAGCAGCAATTTCATTGTTCTCTAATACTCCAATAGATTGAAGCATTGCAATTCTTTTAGTTTCAATATCAGCAATAAGCTTTAATGCGCCAGACTTAATACCTAGTTGTCCCGATGTGTCTGCATCTTCTACTGTTTTCCACGCTTCTTTGATAAGCATGGCATAGTGTTGATCCGCCCCTGAGATAGCCTCTCTAGCACGATCTCTTATGTTACTGTCATTATGGACTACATCTTTCCAGTCGTCAATTAGTTCTATAACTTCTTTGCGCTGTATTCCTGTAATTGTGGCGATTTGAGTAGCCGTACTTCCCTTAAGAAGTTCTTCAACCACCCTGTTCATTCTATCAAAATGCTGTGATAATTCTATTTCGCTCATTAATATATTATACTTTCAGTCGACTAAAAAGTCAATTAGATTTAGCCTTTGCAATCTTATAAAGCATTAAATACCCTATCAAATCATCAATATCATTATCTCCAGCAAATCCCTGATTATTCTTAACTCTATTTAGCTTATCATCAATTCTAACTTTTAGTTGTTCTGTTGAGTCCGCCGTTGAAAATATTCTGGCAGGCTCTAAAGCTGAGTTGCCGTATGATATATTCTTTTCAATTAACATGTGTGCAATTTCATGACATGTTGACCATATCTTGTTGCCTGCTGGCGCACCAACAGATCTTAAATATAGGTCGCTACAATTAAATTGCGTAACATCTTCAAATACTGGTTTTAACATCATACGTCCATTTCTTTATATAGTTGCTTAAGTCCACGTAGTGTACCTATGTCCATATATCTGCCGCCTGGTCGAACAGATTGAATATTTGATCCTTCATCTATCCACTCCTGAATTTGTTTTCCTGGGTGATCTAAACTTGGATCTATGTATCTTATCATATTTTTTCGAAATAGCATAGTGCCCCACATATCTTTATAATCGCAATCCGAAACCTTATCTTTTGATGCAAGTACTCTGCCTTCGCTAGACAACAAGACTTGACCAACTCTACCCTTAAGCTCGCCAGAACATTCCCATACTCCAAGCATTAAGTCAGCATTAGTTTCTTTCATCATCTCTTTGTAGATATTTGAAGGAGCATTTAATATATATGTATCTGGCATTCCTACAAGAACTGTGTCGTTGTATTCACCTATCATAAACTTAATAGCATCTGACATTGTTGATGGCTCTCTAACAATTATCTTTACATTCATATCCATGTTCTGAATAATTGGAACCCAGTCTGCTCTAGTTGAAATTCTAACTTCGTCACAGACTTCGAGCATTTGTTCTACATGCCATTGAAGTAATGATCGCTCATCTGAAATTGGCAAGCAGAACTTAGGGATTCCACCAATTCGTGACGCTTTGCCAGAAGCAGGCAATACTCCAATTACACTCATTTTGAATCCCAGTCATGAGGATTAAATCCATTAGGATAAGATTCATTTACTCTAGGATCTTTTTTCCAAGCAATCCATCCCTCTTCCCTATCATCTCCCCAGTAAAGATGAACTACGTCTTTGTCTAGGAGCCTCTTGGCATCTGGTCCGTGAAAAATATAAACTTTATTATCTTTTAGGAATGGCATTTCCATTAACTCTGGAGCCCATTCGTTAATATGCTTTTGATATGGGTCTACTCCAAGTTCACGATATAGAGCATCTGTAAACATTTGAACATCAGTATAGTAATGAACCATATGGTTATGCTGAACAACTCCAGACCCTACTCTTTCTACACAAAGATCTATGGCTGCTTTTAATAGTGGATGACCAGCTTTAGCAGCAATTGTTTGAGTTGCTAGCCACGGAGTATCTCTTTCAATGTCTAAGATCATATCGTAATCTTCATTCAACCATGTGCTTACTGGAACTTTACAATGGGTATCCATGTCTGCATATATTCCGCCATGAATATAAAGAATACCAAATCTCCAAAGACCCGCTTTCATTACTCCTAGTGGTAAATTAATATAGGTCTCGTATGTCTTTGAATCAAAGTGCTCTTTAAAGAAGTCTTCTCTGTCTTGTCCACTCATATACCCATGAGTCCATTCTGGGTTCTGGTATGTCCATGTGCCTACGCTTTCTTTAGCGTAATCTGGTAGGGCATCAAAACTTGTTTCGTAAGTCTGCCAAATATTTTTTTCTATGCTCATTTTATCTCCTTTTAATTAACTGAAACTTTTCTAAATATCTCTGTATAGTCATAGCAGAGACCTTGCACTCATCGGCAATTTCAGTTACCGTTTTCTTTTGAACAACATACCTTCTATATAGCCACGTCTGACTTTGATACAATTTCATATTGACATCCATCCTATATAACCTGCATCAGGGTTATCTTTAAGCCATTGTTCACGTAACTCATTCTGCTTTGTCCAATCAATTCTATTAGTATCTAAACCGCATTTAGGGCATAGATAAACACCTAAATCTTTATATACATGTTCGCAATTCATCGTTCCGTCAATATACTGTTTGAATAATGTGCAATCCCAAATGAATCAGACACATCAAAATCTGATAAAGATAAATTATACTTTTTATTAAAGTAGTCAACTGTTCTTTGCTTACGCATATTACGTAGTTGATTCTGGTACCACGAGTCTGCATAGCCTGGACTCTTTAATCTGATAGCTGCCTTCTCTTCTTTTGTAGGGTTTTTATTTCCTATGTATGCTTGCCAAGAAGATGGTGCTATTGTAATAACTTTAGCTCCAGTAGACATCAACTCTGCTATAACAACTCCATAAACATATGATAGTTTAATTACAGCATCTGCAGATTTAACAAATACGGCTCCCTCAACAACAATATAATCTGACTTGAGTTCATCAAGCATTGAAGCCATCTTGATCTTGGCATCATGAATCTTTTCATATATGTCATTGCCTGTTAGATTAATCTTACCCCACTTTAATGGAACATCATTTTCCATTAAGCAAAAAGCAATAGAGTTAGTTGAGGCGTCTATTCCCAATACTCTACTAGCCTGAGTCTTTTTTAAACTAGCTAACGTCATTTATCATCCTAAATAACTTACTTTTGTTTTCAAGGTTTATATTTTTTTCACATGTTGCACAGAAATTACCTTTATTATATCTGCTTAACTGGTGTCCACATCTAGAGCATGGGCGTAAGGCTCCATTTCTAATAGCTTTACGTTCGTAATATTTTTCCATAATTCTACGATTAGTAGCAATTCTGCAACATTCATCAGTACAATATTTTTGATTGTGTGTTTTTGGCGTAAAGTCTTTTTTACATTCAGAATTGGAGCAGATCATACAGAGGGAACCTCAAACTTTTCAATTTGAACTGTGCCTACTGGTGTTTCTTTAGAATAACATTCTTTTTTAACTGGGCAATATGTACAAGGCATCTTTGATTTTGTAGCCCCAGCGGGTCTCATAGGTAGGTCGCCATCTTTAAAGTTATCCCAAACTTCGCACATCCATAAGAATGTATCTTCAATAATCTTTGTGTTCTTTTCATTCATTGAAATTGGAATAACAAGGATCTCCTGGGTATTCTTATTCTCATACAAGAAGAACCCTTCCTTAGCATTCTTTAGCTTCATATATGTTAGCAATTGAAGCATATGATTAGCAGTAGGTTTCATTTCAGACTGTCTTGTATCCCACACTTCCTGTTTAGCCGTTTTGATTTCACCAATTACGGTTTCGCCGTCGTACTCCATAATTAAGTCTATAAATCCTCTAATGGGTGGATATTCATTCAGAATTTCTTCTTCTTCCATTTTAAATTGAGGCATAGTAGAGATAAGCTTTTGAAGTCTTTCGTGTGCTTGTGTTCCCTGTGCCATATTAGCAACTGCAACTGCATCATTGTCATCAATAAACATTGCACCAGAGAAAGCCATGTACCAATATCTTGGGCAGGTTCCATGACCATACCCAAGTGAGCTTGGACTAAATGACTTCTTTGTCATCTCTCCATCTGCACGTTTGGTATTACGATATGACTCATCAAGCAATTGAGCAAACAATTCTGGATCAAAGAATTTGCCTGTATGCTTTTTAAACTTTAGATTCTTTACTATATCTCTACCCATTTAGGAGTTATACCTCACAACATATTTAAGCGCATCTACCAATTTGTCTATGGACTCTTTTACTGAATAATATATATTCTTTTTGTTATTGTTTGCCGTTCCAGCTTTGTCTTTGGCAATTGTAGAATATACAGATGCAAGCACTGCAAACTTTGTTGACATTGCTTGAAGCTCCATAATTAAATGTGGTGCTTTTGCAGATGGAACATCTGGATTCATTAATAATTTTACCACAATTGCAAGGGCTCTGTCTAAATGCTCATCTTTCATGAACTCATGCAGATCATTGAACTCTGTAATATCACTAATTAACTCAAGAGTATTCTTATCTTCCGCCATTCTTTGTCCTTTTATCTAACTTATCTATGAATAGCCCAAGAGGATACCCAATTAAAAAACCTAATGCGATTCCGCAAAGAAAAAACATTTCCATTATTTAGCCTTTGTTTGTTTTGTTTTGTATGGGCCTAAGTCTGCTTTTACGGAGCCATCTTTTCTTACCCTAACAATTCTACCATTTTTAATTACCGTTTGATTAAAAGGTATCTTATTACTTGATCCCATTATGCAAACTTTCCAATTAGACCATAGCCTAGCCACAATCCAAAAATTCCCATTAGACCAGCAAATACTGGTGGAGCTGGTACTGGAAGTTTAAATAAGGCAAAAACTATACCTACACCCATCCCAGTAACTGTTGTCATTAAAATTTCTTTAATCATTTAAAAAGGAACCTCTACTTCTGTAATATCCCATTTAGTAGGGGCTGACCATGAATCTGACTTAAGAGATTGCTTAAAGCTACTTGATTCATTCTTTGACAGAGACCATGTTGTTACTGCAATTGTATCTGCATTTACATCATAAGATGTGCGGCTGTTGCCTTCTTTGTCTTTCCATGTCTCTTCGTAAATCTTTCCAACAATAACTACTTCTTGACCTTTCTTTAAAGTAGCAATACTTTGTTCCGCTAAACTCTTCCACGCTTTGACAGTCCACCAAGATGTATCTTTATCATCCCAGCTTCCCGTTGCATCATTCTTTACACGGTCATTAGATACAATGCGTAGTCTAACTCCGCCTCCATTAAGTTTAACTGGATCTTGCCCTACTCTGCCAACTATTGTAATTGTTGGATTAGCCATTGTTATTTTCCTCCCAGAATGCGATCAAATCTTCTAAGATTGACCACTCAATGATTCCAAGACGAACCTTGGAATCCTCACCGATAATTATTTTAAGAGCAGGATGCATATCCCTGCTTACCTTAAAAGTATCTGTACAGATTTTAGCCCATACATCTTTATTTAAATTAAATGATGCTTTGGCTTCCTTGTAATCTACAAGAAATTGATTCCATTTAGCATCACCCTTTTGATAATCGCCACGCCCACTATTTTTTTGAGCCTTAGCGCCATCACGTTTTACTTCTGATCTTTCTGACATTATCCAACCACATAAGAATTCTTATGTCCGTCTGGACATTCCCAGGAAATAGTCATATTAACTGCATCCCAAAAATATTCTTCTGAATCTTTCTCGCATTTATTGCAAGGTTTTGTTCCGCCTAGTCTTTCAAGCTCTGGAGAAAAGACTTTCTCTGGCTTATTAAGAAACTCATTAATGTTTGGCATTTATCTCTCCGATTAAGTTGTCTACAACATTTTGATTTTCCTTTAAATATGCTACAGCCTTTGCACGTCCTTGAAAACGCTCTCCATTTACTGTATACCATGCGCCACCCTTTTCTATAATGCCACACATTTCTGCGACATCTAAAGTTTCTCCAACACTGTCTACACCAAGAATATCCCCTTGGTAGTAGAAGTCGTACTGTCCCGATAGATTTGGGGGGCCGAGTTTGTTGTAATCAATAATCCAGTTAACTGGCCTGCCAACTCTTTGTTCAATAATCTTGTCGCCAACCTTAATGCCAGCCTTGATAGCATTAGCCTCAGCTTCAGAAGACCAGAGTTTGATAACAGTGGAAGAGAAGAACTTGACAGCCATGCCACCCGTTGGGATGTGACTAGCATGCATAGATCCAAATTGATTTCGTTGTTGTGAGATGAGAACAAGTAATGTGTTTTTGTTTGCATAGTTTAACATTTTGACTGCGTGGGTCATATCCTTTGCTTCAGCGCCGATTTGCTTTGTATCTTGCAAATCCTTCATTTCATTTCCATCTTTTTCAAAATAAATTGCAGGCAGTAAAGCAGAGATTGAATCTACCACAATCATATCAACGCCTGCATCCATTAATTTAGTAGCAACATCAACCATATCATTAACAGTTTTTGCTGGAGAATAGATAAGGGAAGATGAATCTACTCCTAGTTTTTCTGCCCAAGATTGATCATAAGAAGCTTCTGCATCAATCCAGGCACATGTTTTTCCTTCTTTTTGTGCAAGGGCAATCATTTGTAAACAGAAAGAAGACTTGCCAGCAGATTTGTTTCCCCATACAAGGACTTGTCTACCATAACCCAAACCGCCACGCAACGCAAAATTTAATCCAATGCTGGGTGTAAGTTGCTTTTCAACTTGTATGTCCTGTGCAGATTGAACTCTTGCTCGTGTTTTTGGATCTAGCTTGGCTAAAATGCCATCTATCTCTATTGTCATTTAAACTCTTTCTTTCCTATAGTATAGCATTAAAATAAATTTCCGTGAAGCCTTTGGCGTTCTTTATTTATATTAATTTTCTTTTCTAGAATTTCATCTAGGCTATGTAATACCTGTTCTTCATTTCTCATTGCGGCATAAACATCAAGTAGTCTAATTATTACATCAGCCATTTCTTCTACAATGCTTTCGCTTCCCTTTGATTTTCTAATTGCTTCTAGAACTTCAGTAACTTCTGAATGAACTAAAGCTAATTTATTTCCAATTTTGTCATGGTTGTACTCTCCATCCCAAAACCCTTTTTCTTTTGCAATTTCATGAAGCATTGCGGACAACGCATCTAGACCGTACTCAGTTAGAATCTGATTCGATTCCATCTTTCTCCCTCAAACTAAAAGTAAATGACGGACCTGTTTCGTCATAATCTATTACTAATTCCTTATTACCAACATTGGCATCTAGGAACCTTAGTGTTGGAACAACTATTTTCCCATGCTCTTCAAGGATAGCAACAAGCACTTGATTCATGCTAATTGAAGTAACAAGGCCTTCTATATCTTCTGTCATTTTATTTCCTTAACCATAAGCGTACCGTCATCTAATTTAGATAATACTGGCTTACATTTCATTCCCTCACGCATTTTAGCAAGGGAAAATTTATACATAGTTGGAAATACAATTACTCTAGTGAGCTCTTTATCCTTATTAGACAATACAATATGGCTCATTGTCTTTCCAGCCTTTGTAGTATACGGAGTAAAATTAACTACTGTATACTCATCTTCTTCAAGATCATATTCTTTTCTATAAAGATAATCTACAAATATATCATTACTCTGCGGATCAATATCGCTTACTTTAATATATCTAGCAATACGGTTATCTCCTACAAGAATAAAATACATCTGGTTAGTTTCAATTTGCGTTTGCTCATTATGGAACAAACCAATTGACCCAGTCTCATCTACTAATTCAACTCGTGCCCACCCATTGCCACGCTTGATAGACTTAACCATACCAAACATTACAAATGAACCTAGGTCTTCAAAGTCTTCAATTGGTCTTGCCTGTGCTTTAATTCGTGGAGGAATACCTTCTAGATTAAATGTAGGTATACCTAAGTATTCATAATAGTTGTCTTTCTCATTGCCGTTTCTTGGATTATCTTCAAATGCCGCTCCACCAATTGAATTTAATGCTGCAATTGCACGACTGTTAATTCCGCTACCCTTTTTTGAAGCTTTATCAATAAAGTCAGCATAGTCTGTAAATGGTCTTTGATCGATAATCTTATTAGCAATGCTGTCTGAAATAAATTTAACTTCTGCTAAACCAAAAACAATTCTATCTTTTTGCAATGAAAAATAAATATCTGACTCATTAATGTGAGGAAGAGAAACACGAAGACCTAATCTCTTAGACTCAATTAAATATTCTGTTCTTGCGTCTTTGTCATTTTCGTTTTTAAGAATCGAAAACATGAATTCAAGAGGATAATAAGTCTTGAGCCAAGCAGCATAATAAGAGAGCATAGAATAAGCAACAGCATGGGAACGGTTAAAAGAATACCCAGCGTGAGCCTCAAAAGTATGCCAGAGCGTCTCGGCTTGTTTCTTAGAAATGTGTTTTGAAGCGCCATCAATAAAGCGATCCTTGAACTGGTCGAATTCTTTTGCATCTTTCTTCTTTCCGATAATTTTACGAACCTTGTCAGCCTCTGACCAAGTCATTCCGCCTAAGTGTACACAAGCTTGCATAACCTGCTCTTGATAAATAATAACGCCATATGTATTTTCTGTAAATGGCTTCATGATTGGATGAATAAATTGAACAGCTTCATCTCCGTGCTTACGTTTAATATAAGAAGCGCCCACAGTATTCATTGCACCTGGACGAACTAATGCGTTTGATGCAGCAAGATCTTCAAATTTATCTACACCCATTTTAATAAGAAGATTTGTATATGGAGTTGCCTCTGCTTGGAATACACCCTTAGTGTATCCGTCACTTAGCATCTTATAAACTTTTGGATCATCTAACGCAAGATCTGACAAGTTTATATCTTTGCCAGTTCTCTCTTTAATAGATTTAATTGTATCTGACATCACAGATAAGGTCTTAAGCCCTAGTGCATCTAGTTTAATAAGACCTATATCCGCAACCGTATCCATGTCGTATGCAACGACTGGAATTCTTCCTGACACTTTATCCTGTGCATCTTCACGGGATTCAACAGGAGCATATTTTCTTATATCATCTTTGGCAACAACAACACCAGCAGCATGCACTCCAACAGAACGAATACGCCCACGCAATCTTTCTGCCAACCAAACAACCTCTGGGTATCGTGTTCTAAATTCTTTTGTATTTGGTGAATCAATAAAGTCTTCAAATGTATCTACGGGCTTTAATGCACGATTTACTTCTTGAAGTGGAACCATAAAAACACGAGCAGCATCACGGACAACACCCTTATCCTTAAAATAAGTATATGTTGAAATAGAGGCAACGTGCTTGAACTTCTTCTTTAAATAATCTTTAACCTCTTTACGTCGGCGGTCCTCAAAGTCCGTATCAATATCAGGAAAGTCGTTACGCTCAGGGTTAATAAATCTAAAGAACAACAAGTCATATTTAATTGGATCAACATCTGTAATTCCTAATGCGTAGCAAACCAGCGAGCCTGCTGCAGAACCACGGCCTGGACCGACTCTAATATCATTATCTTTAGCCCAGTTAATCATATCTGCCACTACAAGGAAGTATGAGGCAAAATTCTTTGAGGCAATAACGCTAAGTTCTTCCTCAAGGCGAGCTTTATAGATATCGTCTGAAGCCTTCTGTAGCCTCTCTAAGCCCTTTTCAGCCAACTCCCTTAGTCTTTCATCGGCATCAGTCTTAGGGACTGGCAGGAGGTCTAGACCCTGATTAAAGTCATATTCGCCTACCTTATTGGCAATTTCCATTGTATTTTCATATATATCTGTTCTAGTAATACCAGCCTTAACAAAATCAGCCTGAATTTCTTCACGAGTCTGAATAAATAAATTATAATTCTGAAAGGAGATTCTTCTATCTGGATAAAGATAGTTTAATCTATCATTAATATCCTTAATATTTCTAGACATATCAAAATCGGCATCTTTATCCATTTTGGGAGATGTTGATAAAATAAGCATAGCTTCTTCTAATACTCTATCTTCTTCTTTAGCAAAGTGAGCATCTCCTGTTGCCACCGCCTTAATTCCTAATTCATCTGCAAGGTTTAAAAGAGCAGAGTTTATTTCAGCAGGGTTATGAGATTGAACTTCTACGTAAAAATCTTTTCCGAAAGTCTTATTAAATCCTTTAAGAAGAAGTTTGGCTTCTTCCATATTTCCTTTATCTATGGCTTTACTAATTAATCCATTAAGACATCCGCTAAGAACAATAATGCCTTCACTATACTCATTTAAAATTTCTCTGTCGATACGTGGCTTATGATAAAAGCCTTCATTCCAAGCAAGCTCCTGAAGGATATTAATATTCTCTAGGCCTTTTTTATTTTTAGCAAGCAGAATAATGTGGTTGTAAGCCTGAATTGATTTATCTGTTTTAGAGGAGCGGTCAAATCTATCTGTTGGTGATATATACGCTTCTACTCCAAGGATTGGCTTTATGCCTTGATCCTTACATGCAATTTGCATTTCACGATGTGAAGATAATGTTCCGTGATCTGTAATTGCAATAGCTGTTTGTCCAGCCTCTTTTGCCGCTCTAACAAGTTCGGCAGGAGAATTAAGCCCATCCATTAATGAATAGAAAGAATGCACATGCAAATGTGTAAAGTTCAACTTAATTCTCCGCCTTTTTAACCTGTTACCAGTCTACGCTGCTAGAAGCAGAAGACTCTTCGCCGTGTCCATTTTCACCAGCAAAAAAAGCTTCTTGCTCTGTGTATGGCATATCACGTACGGCAGTCTCTTCAAGCTTAAAAAGCTCAAGAGAACTTGAATCGAATGGTGTTTCATCCTTAGCAAGTGGAATAATTGTATAACTTGTATCTGTCTTTGTGCCAGTTCGCTTAATGCGCCACATTAGATTACTAATGCTTCCCATTTCGCCTGCATACTCAATTAGAGTAGGAGTTACTGTCTTTCCGCTTGAACCCTGTGAAAGAATTCCAACGTATGGGTCTTCCTTGCCGTCATCAACAAGAACATTAATGTAAAGGCGTGAACGGCCCTTCCACCCTGCCTTATAGTCCTTACGATGTTGTTCGCAACCATAGCACTTGCCCTGATCATCCATTGAGCATAGAGCCTTGCGACGATAATCTTTTGGATTAGTATGCTCTACAGCAATAAATCCTAGACCTAACTTTTCATTGTATGTTGGTGAATCTGGATCTAGTTCTTGTAAGAAGCGAATCTTTACGCTTTCACCATCTTCTAGCTTTACCCAGCGACCTTTAGTTCCGTCTCCGCTTGAAGCTTGCGGCTTGTCCATTACTTTATTTAAATCTTTTAAACCTTTAACGATTCCCATATTGTTCTCCTTGTATGTAGTTGATGGTATAAATCCATCTGTATTACTATTATAGCATTAAGCCCAGGATCTGTATTCTATATCAGATACTGCGTTTACAATACAGGCTTTAATTTCCTCATCGGTCATATCACCTGCATCTTTTGCATCATGTGGGTATATCTTACCATATTCGTACGAAGCCCACAAGAGGTCTTTATTTTTTAACCTATTGGCTATGCTCAGGCCTAATTCTCTGCCAGCCAAATCTGCGTCTGTCATTACAATTATTTTATTAAAATATCTATTTAATATTCCGTGTTGCTCTGTTGATAAAAATCCTCCAAGCGTGGCAACAACATTTGGAAACCCAGCCTGATGCACTCGGATTGCATCAAAGCTAGACTCCACAACTATAACCTGGCTACCAATTCTTTTGGCACGGTGCACATTAAATAATGTTTTGCTCTTAGGAAGATTGGTGCTATTTTTAAAAGACTTACCTTCAATTGATCTTCCTACAATTCCAATAGGGATGCCGTCTGGGCTATGAACTGGAACAGTAACCATATTCTGCTTTTCAGAATATCCTAAAGAAAAATGTGCCATTGATTCAGCTTCTATCTTTCTTGATTTAAAATACTCTTTAGCTTTGTCAGATTTAACTAATCCGTTATATAGATCTTTTAATGTCTCTTTTGAGAACTCTTCAAAGTCTGGTTTTTCTTCAAATATTCCCGCCATAATCTCATCAAAGTTATTTAAAACTTCTGTTTCTTGACTTGCTATAAAACGAATAGCTTCAAAATCATTCTTATGTAATACACGCCTTACTAACTCTACTAATGTGCCAGACTCTCCACACGATGGATTAAAGCATAGCCAAACACCTGTAGATTTGTTTATGCAGCAGCTTGCAGTATGTCTATTAGAATGAAATGGGCAGTAAAACATAACCTCATTACCTGGTTCCGCCACTATATCTAATCCAAGACTCTTAACTATAGACTTGATATGGTTTGGCGCATACTGCGTGGAATTAACTTTCCTTGCGTTATGCCCTCTGATAGCCATGCCTGCTTCTTTCCTACATATACTCCGTAAAGTGTCATTAGGAACACCCACGTTTGTCCGTCAAATTGTACCGAAAAGTTAGTATCTATGTCAAGCACTCTTGCATAGCCCTTGCTTCTCATGTCATGAGTGATCATGCTTTCGTACTGGTATTTTAATCTAGGTATACCAGAGTCGTCAGCAAACTCAACTCTTACTTGGAATCTTTTTATCTGTTTGTGATTCACTCTGTTGGAATGGATTCTCGTAAATTTCCTTGACGATACCACGGTTGATATCCCAGTCTAAATAGAAGTTAAAATCATGACCGTGTCTATTCTTGCGTGAGACAATTTCAATCATGTTAGTTTGTGGGTATCTGTGAACAGCAAGAGCCATATCAGCATCATACTCAATCGCCTTAGACCAAGCAACTTGGCTCATCATAGGAGGATTATCTTGATCTGAGATATCGTCTGCTGTTGCAGCAGTAATATCAATAATGGGAATATTATTTGATACAGCAAGCATTTTAAATTCACGAGAAACATTTCGGTTTCTTTCAACTTCAGAATTGCTTCGCTTGTTATCATTAAATAGCTGATGGTAATCTAGAATAACTAGGTCTGGTTTGTGTTGGTCTATCTTACCCTGAATGGTTGCAGGAGTAACTTCTGATGCTCCTTCATTTGAAATAAGAACAAAGCTATTCTTTCCTTCAAACTTTTTATTTCCCCAGTCACGGAAGTCATCAATATTAATATCACCCTTTGACAAATCGCTTGCACGGAATATACCAGAACCAAGCATTGTAAAAATACGATCACGCATATTTTCTGGTGACATTTCAAGAGAAACAATCATTGGCTTGAATCCTTGCTCCCATGCCTTGCATGCAAGGTAGGCAGTAAACCAAGTCTTACCTTTTCCTGGCCAGCCAATTGCAACAATTAAATGTCCTGGCGCCATACCAGTTGGGTAAGCTTTATCAATTGCTTCAAAACCAGTTAGGATTCCTGGTGCTCCACCCATAACAGATGAACGCTCTTTGACTGCCTGATAATGTCTTGCTGCATTTTCAACATCAATAATATCTAAGTCTCTTACGTTATTTGTATATCGACTTAGTCCAGCCAAATCACTTTGCATTTGTGCAAGAACTCTAGAGGCTGCATCTTCTTTAAGAGCAGATCCTCCACGCATAATAATTGTCTTAAGTTTGTTTGAGATAAACTCATTCTTTAATATGTCTAGGTAGTATCCAGTCTCTGCCTTAGCCTCAACTGGCTCAAAGTCTTTGTGTCGTTCCATAAGAACGCCTGCTTCTGGAACTGCTTTAAACTTATAGTAATATGATTTTAGGCTTTCCCAAATGTCTCTGTGTGATGTAAAAAGATCATCAACATTATCCGCCAACAGCGTACTGATATCTTTATTCTTACATACAGCAGAGATTAGTGTTGCTTCTGTATTCACTCTTCGCCCTCCACCATCTTCTTAGTCTCATTCAATAGAATGCTACGGTTAAACTTGTCTTTTTTAATTTCTTTATTTAATGCATCAATTCTATCAAAGTTATTATAGAAGAAATTTAATGGGTGCCCCTGCTTGTTGGTTGAGAAGTAGTATACCAAAAGCTCCTGAGCACGTTGAAAGCCTACGCTCTCTATAACATCATTCATAGCCCACTTTTCTCTAAACTTGTTTACAGTAAGTGCCTTATTATATTTTTCCTTATACAAGGATAGGTATAGTCCAATGAGGACATAAGGCTCTTTTTCATTTGCCACGTTTTAATTCTTCTTCCACTTCACGAGTTTTTTCAATAAGTTTTTCTTCAACAAACTTATAAACTCTTTCAGTAGCAGCATCTACATTTTCTCCGTCTCGAAGATCATCTTCAATGCCTACTCCAATTTTAATACTTTCGTAATTGCCTAAATTACGTGTGAACGATAGGTCCACCTTAACTCTCGTTGTCACTTGTGCTCCTTATTTGTATGGTTAGATAATGTCATATGGGCAAAATCTGATCTAACTTCTAATTCTTTATTACAAATTGGGCAAATCACAATACGACTACTCGCCATCGTCATCACCTTTAGAATTCTTTATTACAACTGGTCCATTCAATGAGTTCCAGTAAGCAACTTCTTCTTCTCTCTTACGCTTCTTTGCTGCTCCCGTTTCAAGGGTATACTGAGCATTGAATGTCATTACTCCGCCTTCCATACTGGTATAAACCCGCTGTCTGTCTTAGTATACAATATAATGTTGTGTTTGAGAAGCCCTAAAAGCTCTGTTCTTGAAGGAACATTTCCAGAGTGTCCTGAATCTAATATAAACTCATGTAAATCCAAGATATCTTTTTCATTAAACATATACTTAGACCAGTTCTTGTTATCTGGATCCCCTATGGGATATATTTTTTGAGGAGCTTTTATCTTGCCGTCTAGAATATAATCGTGTAGAGTAACCGTATGCTTATTAAGTAATGCAGAAACATCCCTCATTGCGTAAGCTTTACCCATATATTTTTCAACTTGAGAGTAAGAATACATCACTCTTTTTTTATCTGGGTAACACCAAGCAACTATCTCATCTTTAGATCTAGATGATTTAATTACTTTATGTATCTTATCGTTTAAGAAGAAATACCGTAATTTTTTGAGTTTATTGTTTCTTTTTTGTCTAGCCATTTCCCGAAAGCACTCGTCTCTTTATTGCACATCCAGCGTTTGCCGCACATGATACAGAATAGCTCCATATGTAGTTTTTGAGAAAAAACTCTATCTACAAAAACTCTGCCACTGCATTTACCACACCACATTATAAAGTAAATACCTTGCCATCAACTACACAAGAATAATCAGGTGCAATATGAATCATTTGAATATGAGGATAGTCGTTTACAATATGAGCAACTGCAAATCCCTTTTGCCAATCATGGTGCTGGCTGTATTTCATTCCATCACTCTTTTCATCACACATGTGTCCAATTTCATAGCCACGAAGTGTTTCACCTTCACCACCGTTTCTAAGTTCATATGTTACCATATGTGAGGCAATTCTGTGTGAGTGTCCTCTAATTAAAGAAACTTGTAGGTCTTCCATATCTTTTCTTACTGCTCCTGTTGCAGATATAGAAAGTCCATGATGTACGTGAATATCTCCAAAACGGCGTTTAGGAAGTTCGTTATAATAAATGTATTCGTATCCTAATGAATCCAGACTCCACAAAGACTCTGGTGTAACCTCTTTAATGTAATCAGGAAGCTTTGCATCTACATAATTAAATACTCGAATATCGTGGTTTCCTAAAGCTGAAAAAAGTTGTGCGTCTGGAAGCATCTCTCTAGTCTTAGCATAAAAATCTCTTGCTTCTTTTGCTTCGTGCCTCATCATGGGAACAATAAGATCTTTGCTATCGTTTTTATGATAGTTTAAAAACTCTGCTGATCGACCTTCTGTATACTTGCTATAGCAAGCTTGATCGTCTGTATCCCCAAGGTAGTCCACAACGTCTGGCTTAAACCATTTCATTACTTTAAACCATAGGGCTATCATCTTATCATCTTGATACGGGAACTGCTGATCGGATGAAAGCATCCATTTTAAATCGTTGCTCATTTTCTACCTTAATATGTAAAAAAGTCACGGGTACGTGACTTTGATGTTACAGTAATTGTAACATATTGATTTAGATTGTCAATAGGTTATTTATTTAACCTGCGATATTTCCCGATGCAGTCCAGTGGATCTTAGCCTCGGTAGGCAATGCTTTAGTTGTAGTCGTAGCAGCTTTACACCAAATACTAAACCCAGTAGTGCTGGGAGCAATTACATATGGAGTGTACGCCGCATTTGTTGAAGTAGTTGCAAATGATATATTTAGATTAATTGTTGGAATCCCATCAAAGACTACCCCAAATGGGACTGGAAAAGATTTCATTGTAGGAGAAAGCGCTAGCTGCTGGATTCCGCCTATTGTAGTATTTAAACCTCTTGAAACTACTGCAGTGCCGCCATTGACAGTTTTATCAGCAACTACTTGAACTGAAGTTGTAGAGTCTCCTTTAGCTATAACATTAATATTTTCAATAATTTTACGCAGCATATCTGCAGTTACTGGATCACCGTCTCCAATTGATACAGATTGTAAATTATTAATTGCCATTATTTATCTCCTATAGTGGTAAAGAATCTTCAAATTCTTTAATAGACTTTTCTTTTTCTTCTTTTTCTTGAATTTGCTGAGTTATCTCAGCACGTAATATGGCAATTTGTGTCTCATAGCTTGAGACAATTTCGCCAATACGCTGCTGCAAAGCAGTTATAACTAATTCGGCTTTATCTGCCATTGTATATCCTTAATCTAATATTAAGATAGTTCTTCTATCTTAGTTTCTAATGCTGTTATGCGTGAGTCAATATCTGTAGATTGAGCGTTAAGACTTGCAATCTGATCTGTATCTTTTATTGATTTTGCATTTTCCTCAATTAAGGAAATTTCAATATTAAACTTGCTGTAATTCAAGTTTTTTAGATGTTGATTAACGATCACAACCTTTTCTTCATTTGTTAATGCAGTCATTTTTTGCCTCCTTCCTATATTATATCATTTAGCCCTGATTAGTCAAGGCTATTTTTTCTATCTCCAGGGTATCAATAATGCTTATAATGCTATCTAGCACAGACTGCCTAGTTGGCTTTTCGGCATGATCCCCAAGTGGTACACGGGATATGTCTTCACGAAGAGCAGACACATGTAAATTCATAATGTTAATTTTACTCTGTATTATCTCTATTTTTTCTATATTATTTATCATTTTATGCGTACGCCGTATAAGCAGTAAAAGCGCTGCTAAGACCAGTGGTGGTGTTATTTGCTCTTACTCTAGTTCTGGCCCAGTTTCTATTGCTTGCTTGGGCTCCCGTTGTTCCGCCTCCTGAGCTTGCTGAAAAGAAGTAAGTTGCGCTTCCAGTAGATGGCGATCCCGTTTGGCTGCTTGAATACTGAACCTGAAACTCAAGATTTGTTGCATTTGAAGCAGTTGCTGAAAGCGTATAGTTGTTGCCAGAACCCCAACTAATAAATGGACCGCTTGTAATTGCTGGAGTTACTGGAGCTGGAGCAGATGTTGTAAAACTGTAGTTAGCTGATGCCGAATTACCAGTAGAAGAATAAACAGTTACTGTTCCAGAATAAGTTGTGCTTGATCCTAGAAAAGAAAAAGTATAACTATTAACATTTCCAACATATAAACTATCTACATAAGCATAAGATTGATTGGTTGATGACCAATTAATTGTTGCTCCGCTTGTACTAATATTAGTATTAGCATTCATTGTAATTGTTGGAATTAGTGGGGCCTGAGTTACAGTAAATTGATATCCAGAGCTCCATGAACTTGCTACTGATGATGGTCCTACGCTTGTTTCACCAACTGAAGCAACAGATCTAATATACGCATACCAAATAACGCTAGCAGAGCTGGCGGTAGTTGGTCCAGTAGGATCAGTTAGTGGATTAGATGATCCAGAATCATCTGGTGTTACTGGAAATGTTGGAGCAACTCCTGTAGTCCAATACATTTGATAATACGGTCCAGATCCTCCAGTAAAATAAACTACTACTGGTTGTCCGCTAGAATTACCAGCAGTTACATTATAAATAGTTGGCGCTGTTAAAACAGAAGTGGTTGTAAAAGATGTTTCATTTTCAGGACTTACTAGTTCATCATAGTTTCTAGTTCTAATTTTAATATAATATGTTGTACCACCAGATAACCCAGTTAAAGATATTGTAGTAGAACTTGAAGTCCATGTTCCAGGATATGATCCACTAGATGTTCTATATTGATATTCAATTGGATTTGAATATAAATAGTTACTACCATCTGTTCCAACTGTTACTGGTATTGAAG